TCAATCTCCCCCGCATAGTCAGTATTAGTAATATCTTCTACAACTGACGCACGGCGGAAAAACTTGAGAACCTTCTGGCTATAGATTTCGGCTTGGAAATTACCGGACGGAAGATTACCGTAACCGGAGGATACACCAACAGCCATTTCCTTAACCTTTCTATATAAGTTTAGCCATTAACGATACGACCCTCCGCATTTGCTAAGTCAAGCTCTGATTCAAGCCTGTCAAAGTCATGCGGTTTAAGTTTACGTATCTCTGAGGTTGTCCATGTTTTCTTGTTTGCTTCCTGATTAACAGAAACTGTTTTTGCATTAGTTTTAGTAACTGCTTCTGCTGCAGAACGCCTTGGACGACCTCTTTTTTTGTTAAGCCCTTTATCGGCTTTGTACAAATCTAGAACGCGGGATGCGTACTTAACATCGGAACTATTTCCTGTAACTCCTTCTGCAATACTAGGTGGCTGTTCATCTAACCATCCCTTAAAATCATCTGATTTTTTGATTTCAGGAAAGTCTGGATGCAGGGCTAGTAACTGCTGATAAGCACTTTTAGCTTGCAACTCTTCTTCTCGTTGACTAAGCCTATTTACTTCCGCACGAAGTTCTTGAACTTCTTTAGAAGCGTTTTTTGTACTTACCTGTTCAACCACGCTATAAACTTCAGGGTAGCTTTCTTTAAACTGCTCTAATTCAGGATTACCTTCAGCCTCCTCAAGAAAAGATTCATCTACTTGAGGTTCGTTTGTAAGACTTTCACGTTCCTGTCTCCACTCATAGAGTTTTGAATCATAGTGCTTTTTAAGATCGTCATACCTTTTTTTATAGTCGTGATCTTCTTTTTTTGAAGTTTTTAAGGCTATAGTTTCCTCTTCTTGTTGTTCTTCATCCGTTTCTTGTTCCTCAAGGGTAGCGTCTTGTAGGGCATCCTCTTCATAAACGTCTTTACGATAAGCGCCTTTATACGTGCCTTGAGTTAGTTCTTGGTCTTGTACTTCGGTAGTCATTTTTCCTCCTTGCGGGGCCTCGTTGGGGTAGCCGCAGTTGGGTTAGTCTAGCAGGGCCGCTAGTTAGCGGGTGGCTGCTCTGGGTCGGTGTAGATAGTCATCGTATCTGCACCTTGGTTACGCCTCCTAACATTTTCCGGTGTAGGAAATTCAGAAGCGGAAATTCGTTGTGATTCTTGAAAAGTTACTGGAGTGCCTGTTACTTCAGTAGTAAGAGGTTCAGAAGTGCGTCCTGCACTTTTGTCAAAGGGGGTTGCGTGGGTATCTAAATATATTGTATGCCCCCCCACAGTTGCACCTTCTATAAATCTTCCTGATTTTACTCGCGAGTCAAAAAACCCTTGTCCTCTAGCGGTTGAACCTGCCTTACTATTTTTATTACGATAGAAAGTAGCTCCTCCTGTAATATCCTCTAGTTTACCTGAAATTTGCTGTTGGGCTAAATCTACAGCATTTTCCCATTCAGGAGAGTCGTGTGCTTTTTTATATAGATCATTATCAAATCCTGTAAATTCATTACCGTTTCCAGAAGGCAACCTTGCTGCTATCACATCTTCAAAAGTTTTTTGGGTTTTAAAATTTGTTTTTCTATCTGCAATTCTGTTGGCTACAACATTAGCTACAACTTGCATTCCTTCGGCACCTTCTCCTCCAGCTTCAGATATGAGTATTCTTGCAAGCATATCAGTTTGCTTATCAATCTTGCCCCCCGCATTAGCTCTTACGCGGACTTGTTCCTGCGGAGCTTGTTCCTGCGGAGCTTGTTCTGCAACTTGCGTTTCTTCAATCTTCTCCTCAGTCTCTTTCTTTCCCCTGTCATTTATCTTTCTAAGAAGCCCAAGACCAATCTTTCTTGCTAGGGCTGGAGGTATAATCATCTCGCCCTCAGACAGAGCTACATCAACTCCACCGTTTAACTGCTTGGCAGGTTGAGTGATATCTTCCAGTTTTATATTTACACCCTCTTTTGCAAGGGCTGCAACGGCTGGCTTTATTATGCGTTCAACAAGATCAATTTCCCCCGCTTCTTCAACTGCAGAGGCAGATATTACAAAGGCTCCTTCTGGTAGGCTTGTTTCTGACTTATCTGATACAGTGTTTGCTTCTGTATTGGGAACAGCTTGGTCATCTATCATTCCTGCTACTTGAGCCTGACCGCCAAGCTTTAACTCCTGCATCTCTTGCTCCATTGGAGGAGCAGGAAGAGCCTCTTCTTCTGGCATTGGCAGGGTTGGTAGTTCATCATCTGCCATAGGCTCTTCTATAGGAACTTCTTCTGGCTGCGGGGCTTCTTCCACGCTTATTTGTATATCAAAAACGTCAAGTACAGATTGTAGCTGGTCGTCTGATAGCATACCCATAGCTTCTTCTGCAACTGCCCGTTGTTCTTCAGGCATTGCTGCTAGGTTTTGTTCTACTTGTTGTATTGTTATTGCTGCCATAATTATTCCTAAAGTTACCAATCTGAATCTTCACCAAAGCCTGTGTCATCATCTGCGCTTGAGTCTGCACCGCCGAAACCAAAACCTATGTCATAAGACGCAACACCTGCCTCTATTGAAGCCAAATTTGCTTCCGCTGCTGCCACTTCTGCTTCAAATTCTGGATTCATGTCATGCGCTGATTGATTTGCAGCCTCTGCCGCTGCCTCTGCTGCTGCCGTTGCTGCTAGTCCTTGCGCCTCATACCCCGGCGCAGAAACTCCCGCAGGGCCGATGTCGGGCATGTCTCTTCCGTAACCAAAACTATCATGGGTTGTATTTGCGAGAGCATCTTTCATACGGGCTAAATTTCTCTTTTTATCTAAGTCTTCATTAGCGTTCATGCTAATAGAGCTATAACCTAAAGCGTCCATAGCTTCTAGAGTAGTAAAGTCTGGGGTTTGAGAATTATAATCTGCTGCAATTCTCTCACCCCGTTCCAACTCAACAATAGCAATCGCTTCTGGCTCAGTAATTCTTGACTGACCAAACCCCGGCTGCAAGCCCATTGCAACACCTTTTGACCTCTGGTGCTGATAGTGTGCTTGGACAGCAGTATAATAACCAAGTTCAGTGTTTATTGCAGACAGACCAAGATTTGCTTCTGGAGCAATTGCCTCTACAAAACTTGCAAAAGTTTGTGGGCTATTTATCTGTCCGTTGCCTATCGCATTTGATATTTGCTCAAAACCAAGGGCCATTGCCATAGACTTTGCTTCCGTACCGTACATAGATTTTGACGACCCATTTAAGTTAAAATCAACTTCCTCGCCGGGAACTGACATTTGATTTACGTACTCTGCCATACCAACAGCCTGAATAGCATCAGCAAAGCTTCTCGAAATAGATTGTGCTGAGTTTGGATTAGCAGCCAGTGCGTCTAAAGCCGCGTGTACTTGATCCGCAATTTCCATCTCTTCATAGCCAATAGGATCATATACATTTCCAATAACTGCACCACTAATAGTCCCTGTTCTACCATACTCCGCAAGATTAATATTTAAATCTTGGGTTAAACCGGGAATGTCTTTTGCTGATATGCTAACAATATCAGTAAAAGCTAATCCTAGATGACCTACAGTTGAAAACATATCTGGAACGCTAGTGACACTCATATTTACTTGCCCAGCTAGCTGTGGAACATCTACTATGGTGGAAAAACTTGGCAACTGGGCTGCAATTTCCATGTTAGCCATTTCTCTTGCTGCTTTTTCCTGTGCAGTCTCTCCCCCAAGAAATCCAGCAAGCATACTTGCTGCTTGCGCCATATTACTTATTGGCGACATGCCTATTATAGCTTTAGCAAAGCCGGGGGTAGTTACAACTTCACCTTTTTGATTTGTAACATAACTCTGTTCAATACCGTTTACAGTAAAATTATTATATTTTGGAGCCATAACTCCATCTTGTAGATATGAACCTGATAATTCTACAAAATCTTGCAAAGTTTTAAAAGGGGCGTCAACAAAAGCAGCTAAACCATTTACAAGACTTTCAATATTTTTTTCTACTTGGCCGGGAATATCACTAATTTTGTCAAGATCAATATTAAATAGATTGCTAGCTAAAATTCCTAATTGCGCTATTTGATTTGGATTGCCTGTGGACAACGCCTTATTAAAAGTCCCTGATAGTGCTTTGTCTGCCACTCCTAGTAACCCAGCTATGGGTGTATTTGCAGTAGCAACATTGAGAGTGTTAACGGCAAGGTTTTCAGCATTAAGATTTGTAAGGTTATTAAATGTTCTAGTTAAACTTGTTGGAGTTAAACCAAAAATACCTAAAGATTTTTGAGCCTCTACGTTTACGTTTTCAAGACCGGGGATGTCATTTATTGTCTGTTGATCTCCAATATCAGGTGCCGCAACATTTATGTCTGATATAAAAGCAGGAGTAAAATCTACGCTTTGTTCAAGCCCTGTAGAAATGCTGCGCGTGGGCGGAGAATAGGTTCTAGTTTGTGCTGTAGCAATAGCAGAAAGAGGACTAGGGCCAGAGATATCTTCCGTACCGGGAAGAGCTAAAGCTCTGCTGTAAGACTCAGGATCAAACGTAACCAATCCTGTATCACTGGCTGGATTACCAAAAAGTCTTTGTGCTTCTTTTTGTATATTAGTCGCCACTATAAACCTTCTTTTGTTCGTTTACTTGTGTTTTAAGAGATAGGAGGTGCTTGACTAGCTGGAGCTTGCCCTGCAGTTGCCGCATCTCCGATTCCAATTTCTCCTCCGTCAGGAGGCCCAGATAACGGTCCTGAAGCTCCTTGAGGTAGTCCTCCAGACTGCCCCATGCCGGGATCTGGTTGACCAGCGGCATTAGGGTCTGGCATGTTTCCTTGTCCAGCATTTAAACCCTTTAATATTTCTGCAAAGATTTGAGCGTCATTTACATCATTGACCAGTAAATCAGGATCAATGTCCTGTGCTATTGCTAGTTCTCTTATTAAATTTGGTATTTTTATAAACGGTGCTAGCATTGGATTTGCAACAGTCTGCAGAAGTGCAGTAAGGCGCTGACTACGCACTTCCTTTTGCATGACTGCTGAAGTTCCCTGTGGTTTAATCTCTAGGTCGCCCATTATCTCAGGCTTCTCTTCGTTAAACTGCATGTTCCAGTGAAAGAAAGATTCTCCTACGGGCTTTAGTAAGAAGTCATCAATATTCTTAATAACCGTTTTAATACTTAAATTAGCCCCGCCTAACAGCATACTTAGTCCTGCAGCAGTGCGGCCTGTACCCGACACACCAGTTTGACCGTGCATGATACTGGGTAGTCCTGTTTCTTCATCGGCTAACTGTCGCGCAGCCTGATACATCTGTATGTTTTCACCAGCAGTGTTAGGAAATTTTACAGAGTTAATGGCTGTGCCGGGATTGCCTGACTGCCTACGGAAAACCTTGCCCGGATAGATATCATAGTTCTGCCCCGGTACAAGAGATGCTTCATCAACATCAAATACTACATTACCTGCAAGTGCTAGGTTGTCAATAGCCATTCTTATATGGCCATTCATCAGTAGCTGTGCGTCTTCCATGTTCTCAGGCACACCTACACCAAATAGTTGATACGGATTGATCTCATAGGGGAAAGCGTGAAAGGGAAGCTTGTACGGTACAAAAGGATTGAGGACTGCACGTATTACACGATCTCCGCAAATCCACACATTTACAGAAACCTCTGTAAGCGCATCAATATCATCCTGATCTCCTAATCCTATCTCTAAAGCTAAAGTAGAATCTAGTTTGCCCCAATACTCAAGAACTTCATAGCGAGTATTGTCAGACATCTCTTCCAAACTCTCTCTACGAATGGTTTCTTCATAGTATTTGTCGTTGTAGTCAGGCCCTTTACTTAAACAGTGAGAAATGTTGTCTGCTCGGAAGTAAGGTTTCTCGGCTAAATCCCGTAGCTGAGATGCGCTCATGCGGTGACGTTGAATTACGTATTCACAGTCATCTATGCTTGTAGCCCTTGGATCAGGAAAAAAGTCCCAACAACTAACCGACTCGATACGCGGAACACTGCGGTTGTACGGAGCGTAGCCGTCTGCGTTCCAGCGATGCAAAGTCTTTGTTTCGTTAAATGGGCCTTTAACAATACCCGTGCCTAAAAGCGTAGCTTCAAAGATAGAATGGCGCAGGACATTTACAGCGTTGTTTTCTTGTAGCTGGTCATGTATGCACTTCTCCATTGCCAAAGCGGACTGCCTAGCAGGAGATATTTGTGGCTCTCCCATTCGTGAAGGGCCTTCTGCTAAGTTAGCACCCTCATATTTTTGAGCCATACCCCCAAGAAAGTTCTCAGGAGTTTCTGCTTCCATAGCCCCCGGAGGAAGTTCCTTCCCGTCACCAGCAAATCCAAAAGGGTCTGTTGGTGCCTGTTGTGGTTGCATCTGCTGCTGTTGCATTTGTCCTGCAACATCTAAATGAGCAAACTCAGCTATACCTTCAGGCATAGGTGAGGATTCTACAACAATAGGAAACTTCTTGTTGGCAAACAGTACATCAATAATCTGACCAAAAGCAGCTAAAACTTTAGTCTTGGTGATCTTGATAAACACACGGCTCTTCTCAGTCTCACGAAACTGAGTAGTAGAGTCGTAGATACCTCTGAAGTTCTTGTAGCTTTTTAGCCAGCGTTGTTCATGCTGATATCTGCCGTGTTCCGCATCGTTAAATTTAGATTTAATAGTACCTACTACGTTAGGCAGGTCATCAAAGTCAGCAGAAACGGGAGTATCGCCTAAAGGCGTATCTTCCATAGTAGACTTCCTTACTTAGTAGTCTTTTTCGTCGGCCATTTTAAATACAGCCGGGTCAACCGTATTGCTTTTCGGACGAGGCACATCAACATTCAGAGCATCGCGGTCAATCTTGCCGACCAGCATCTGATCTACTCCTTCGCGGTGCAAAGCACCGTCTGGGGCATCGCTTACTTCGCCTTGTTTCTTCATCATTCCCATGATGTATTCTTTACCATATGCGTACATAGCTTTTCCTTTCTGTAGCTATTTTAATATTAATCAGTTGGAGACTGACCTAAAGTTAAAAGGTCTTCATCTGACATAAAGCTTAGTGGGTTTCTAACAGGAGGAGATTTTGTACCTCCTGATGTAAGCTCAACTTGAGCTTCTTCTCTGCGTTTAGCTTTCGCATCTCTTGCAGGAACTAACTCTAATTTTTCGTACTTTCTACCTGCAGCTTCAGCTTCTTCTAGCTCCATTATGTGTATTTCTTGTGCAATACGTTCTGAAGGAGTTTTTCTTTTTTGTTGTTTTGGTGTTAGTAAATCACGCAATCCCTGAACTATTGGGGGCGAGGGAGGCTCTATAAGAGCTTTAAGATAGTCTGGATCATAATCCCCTGTCGCCTCTTCTTGTCTTGGTTCCATTGCTTCATATGAATCAATTGCAAGTGGAATTGTAATCCCAAGACCAAATAAACCTGCCTTACCTGCACGGTATAAATTTCTTTTTCTTTCTAATAGCCTCTTAGTATTTTCTCTGATTTTGTCTGTTCGTTCCATAAGAGTTTCGTCAATACCTGCATCCGCCATTGCCTGTTGCGTTGCTTTAAATTTCTCGACTTCTTTATTAGTTACATTCTTACGGCCAGTAGATTCCTGCAGATGCTGTTTAATCTGCTTATTAGTTGTTTCAGGATTATACCCCTCCATTGGTGAAGGAAGAGCAGAAAACAAGACTTTTTCCGGCCCATTGCCCACATCAATTTCTACGCTGTACTTATTCTCTATACCGATTATAAATCTTCCATGTTTGCGTGCAGTTTCGGTGTTTTGTGCTACTTCAGGCAATCCTGCTACTTTTTGTTTGTGGTACTCTAGCAGTCGCATATCTTCAAAAAATTCTTTCTGAGCATCAGACGCTACAGCGCCTACCCAACCTAGTTTTTGTTTATTTAAATCAAGTTTTGCTGCCTCTTTTTTGCCCTTTTCTGTGACACCGTACCCACTAAGGCTATCTCCTACTTGAGTTGGTTCTTTAGAAGGATTAAAATACCCGTAGGGATATCGCTTGTCACTGTCATTATCTCTAACAACTCTGCTATTACCGTATTTATCCCGTTGTATGCCAACCATCTTTCTCTGACCGCCATACTCTTCTAGTCGTGTAAGAATATTACCTATCCAAGTGTTAGTTCCCTTTCCGCTTTTTCTTTTAAATTCTTTACTGCCATCTTCATTTGTTTTAACTATTTTATCTCCCGGTATCGGTTTTCCTTTAGAATCGCGGAAAACTCCAGCTTCGGCTGCTGCAAGCAACCCCGGTCTTTTTCCTTTAGAGTCGGCAGGATCAATATCTTCAAGAAGCTCTTCGTCTAAGAGGTGCTGTGCAATGATGTGGGATTCATATCCAGACTTGCTAAAAATCCTTGGTTTTGCTTGCTTTTGAGAAGTTCCGCCCCAATCTTCCCCAACTGCAATTAAATCTCTTTGACCAGCCCGACCTAAACCATACGGAAAAAGCTTGCCTACGCGGTCTCTAAACGCTTTCCTAGCTTCAGGATCGCCTAGTTGATAGTGCGCTGCTTCAAAAGAGTCTACAACTATGTTGTATGCCTGATGTATATTTACGCCTTTGTCTACAGCAACTTTTAAAACTAAACGAGCGCCCCTTCTAGCCTCTTTATCCTTTTTAAAATCAATTGCTATATCGTCTGGGCCAATCGACGCGCCTCCAGTAAAAGTCGATGGAGCGCGTACTGCCTGTCCCTGTTCTCGCAAAGCAGAGTTGTCGTGACTAACTACGAAAGTACCCTTTGAAGGTGGGGGGCGTCTTGCTTGTTCTCCTTCTAAACTATGCAGCCTTCTCTCTTGAGCTTCCTTTTGAACAATATCCATCTCATCTGGCGATAGTTCTACCCCGCTCTGTCTAAGATCATTTTGAAGCTCATTTATTGTTCCAGCGCCAGAGGACCACTTATTTATAGCCCCATCAACAACCGCTCTCATGTTGCCTTGAGAGGGAAACGCATCATTATATGCAGCAGCCGGGGCAGGTGCTACAGGCGCAACCTGAGTAGGAGCGCCCGGAACAACGGGGGCTGCTTCAATCTGCCCCCTAAAAATCTGTTCACCTGCACCCTGTACCTGCTTTGTCCTTTGCATTTCTTCTACGTGTATATAATACTTCCGCGTAGTTGATACATCTGAGTGTCCTAGTTCTGCCGCTATAACTTCAGGAGAATATCCTAGAGATGCTAAATGTGTTCCATAGCTGTGCCTGAAGATGTGACTGTGCATTCTTCTCTTGTCTATCCCTGCAATCTCTGCTAATTCTTTTAGCTCCTTATCAAATGTAGTGTACGGCATAGCGGTATTAGCGCCCTTAAAGTTTTCTCCGTCCATTGCAGGAAATAAGTATCTAGCGTTTACAGGAGAGCCATATTTCAGTCTAATATTAATCCATGCTCTAATTTCGTCCGCAACAAAGCCGCTCATATTAACCGTCCGTTCTTTACCGGGAATTTTTATGTCGCCTGTCTTGGTTGAGCCTTTTCCTTTAACAATAATTTTGCGCTTTATAGCGCCCTGTCCCGTAAGAACAGCGGAAGTTTTTAACGTATAGTTTGTTTTCGTAGCACCGGCTTTAGTATATTCACTACTACGAAGACCCATACCATACGCGACTGTTACCATAGTACGCGCTCTCTGTCGTAATAGAGGAGAGTTTTTATATTTTTCGTCTATAGCATCGTATACTGAATTTATTTCTTTCATCGTTAAATGATACGGATTTTCAAGTTTAGCTTTTTCTGCTACATCATACGCTCTATTTGCATTTGCATCTTCTACAAAATCTGGTGCAATACTTGTATTAGAAGGAAAAGCTGCCTTAATATCGAAAACCTGCCCAGACTTTAATCTACCGGGCTTTTGATCTAGGCGTTCTAAGTCTTCTGAAATATCAATACCCATACTTAGTATCCAAACGTCGAATCAAAAGGTTGAGGCTTTGCTTCTTTCATCTTATTCATCATAGAATTAATAGTTAGATGGCCCCTTGCACGGGTCATGCACATGTATCGCAAAGCATCGTAGGCGTGGTCATCTGCTTTCGTATCTACATCTTCAGGATTTGTCTTTGACAGAGGTAGTCCTGAGAGAGTGCGTATCAGATGTGTACACGTAGAAAGTATCTTTATCTTTGGCTCGCCTGTAAAGTCATCAACCCTTAAACGGCTGTGCAACTCTAGCTTACCCGCTATTCTATTTCTATCAGAAGGAGTAAATCTAGCACCCCTACGAATAAGAGTTTCTGCAATGGAAGGACCGCTGCCCGTTCTGTTCCAGCAAGAAGCGTCAAGCACAGAGTAATACATGCCGGGATCATTCCCCTCTAGGGTTACAATAGTATTTGCCAACATCTCTGCTGTTTGACCCTTGCCGTAGAACTCCCTGTAAATCCACAGGGTATCGTCCCAATCAACTGCGCCCCACAGGACACAGGAGGGGGCGGCATACCCATAATCCGCTGCGCGGACGCGCAACCAGTTAGCAGGTATTTGCGTCTGAGAGGCTTCCACAACGTGTATGTTGCGGGAAAACTCTGGGAACGCCGCTCCCTCTGCGACATCCCAATCCCCATCTAGAAGCCTCCTTCGTTCGACTTCTGGGAGCGACCTCAACATGGCTTCATATTCACCAGTTTCAGCGAGGTAGGGGTTATCGGTCAATCGCGCCGGAATGAACTTACGAAGAAAAAGCGGCTGACCTGCTTTACCGTTAGTTGCTGTATCAGGCCACAAAAGTGCGTTACCTGTATCAACATCAGTAGCTGCAAAGGGTGCGTTAGGTGGTGCAGGGTCAATGTACATCTTCTTGACCCACCAGCCACCTACCCCTCCGGGGTTTCCTGTGCAGCGCATGTATGCGTTGATCTCTGGGTCCGTTGTACGAAGCCTAGAACGCAGATACTCCCATACATAGGGTGTCGGGTAGTGCGTGATCTCGTCAATGCCAATCCAAGTAAAAGCCTGTCCTTGGTAGCGGGTTACGTCCTTATCCTTGTCGAGGTAGGAGAACCATGCCGTAGCCCCTGACGGGAATTGCCACATTGCTTTTGATTCACGGAAGATAGCGCCGGGAAAGGCTTTTGGATATAATTGTTTGCTCTTGTCAACCAGTTCTGTAAGCTCGTCCAGTGTGCGACGAATAATAAGGGCGCGATGATTGGGGTTGCTACAGTAGCGAAGAAGATCAGCAAGCAGAGCATAAGACTTCCCCCCACCAGCAGCGCCGCCATAAAACACATCCCTCTCAGGACTTGCCAAAAAGTCCGTTTGTGGCCCTGAGTTGGGCTTGAAGATAACTTCCGCTTCATCCTCTACTAGCTCCTTTACGGGCTTAGGTACATTCTGTAGTGTATTATCTTCAATTACTCTAGCACCACTAGGACTAAACAGAGCCTGTTCGACCTTTTTGATGCTGTCTTTCTTTTCCTTGGCTTTGGAAGCCTTGTTCTGCGCCTTCTTCTTAGCCCTGTCTGCATTACGAACGGCGGCTGCAGAGGCTCTTCTAGCCCTCTCTTTTGCGGAGGTGCGGTAGTTGCCCTTTTGACCCTCGGCTAACTTGGGGCGACCTCTACGCTTTACAGGCTCTTCTCTTACATCGGCTTTATCAACCAAAGGCAGGGGGCTTTCGTCTAATACTTTTCTTATGCCTTCGCTCTGGTGATCTAAATCGTCCAAGTGTTTTACCTTTGTGAAATACTATTTTGGTATTCCCTGTAGTCTTCTTCTTTTTTGCTGCCATTATTTTAGTCGTGGTTTCCTTGGGGCGTTGGAGTATTGTTTAACGTGTCCACCTTTTGCAAGGGGCATTCGGCCACGGATCATTCCCTTTATCTCTGGCTTACCGCCGGGGCCGCGCCTTGTCGCGGAAGCCTCTCCAGACAGAGTAAAACCCCCAACATTACCGAAGTCGCGTCGGCCTGAGACACCGCCACCGTCAACATTAATTGTTGTTTTAGGGTCTTCGTAAAAGGCGCTTGCAGTCTTGGGATCCCTAAAGTCTAGCATTTTAAGACCTACCCTGCCGTCACCGGGTACACGCGCTGATACCTGTCCCCCCAACTCTTTTAGGCTCCCAAGTAATTCTGCTTGTACATTGGAAGGAAGCAAATCAAGCTCATCTTTAGCCATATTAGCAAGCTCTACAGTTACTTCACTACCGAAGCCCTCCCTATAGAGGTTATCTAATTTCCGAACTGCACTAAACCCGGTAGCAATATGTCCAACCTTTACATCCGTTCTTTTAGGCTCTAGCCCTCTAAAGGAAAAAACTACCTTGCCCATAAGCTCTTGCCCAGCAGGGTTATTATAAAGCGCATCAAATGTTTTTTTAGCTATTTTTCCCGCAACAGTTTTTTTATCAGCCATTTTGTACGATCTGGTTCTCTTTGATTAGCCCACGATCTATTGCGTAGGCTCTAGCAACAAAATCTTCTGCAGTTCTTACTTCAACTCTCTTATAGTACTTGCCCTTGTCATGTGCATAGCAAAGGCGACTAAACGGTGTTTGAGTGCGTGTAAAGAAAATGTGTACAGAGATTTTATTCATTGTTTATGATAATAGGGTCTACTTGCCCCGCCTTTGAGGGAAGAAGAACAACACCATGCAGGGCAGTAACATTGTGTTCAACCTTGTCATGTTTGCCCACTCCTACTCGATTAAGAATAGATTCCGCTGCTTTTATACGCTGTTCAGCGCGGGGGATTGTTCCATCATCGTCTAGTGCCTGTACAAGACCCGCTGCTGCTTTTACTGAATTAGCGGCTAACATGTTCTTTGCACGTTCTACTATTTCATCTGCAAGGGAGTTCATAACCGCTTTGCCAGTAGTTTCGGAGTATCCGGCTATACGTAGTGCTGCAGCGTTATTGCCGCCATTGTCCATGAGAGCATCCAAGTAGGATGATTGCATCTCGGTTAGCTCTCGTTTCTTCTTCTTCTGTGAGGGTAAAAGTCCGTTAACCATCAATAGCGTACTTTACGTACCCCTCCGCCCATTGCGTATTCTTTAACCTTACCGCCACCCATCATGCCCGTAACCTTGTTGCGGTTCATTTGCATTAGGCTCTGCTGCGGATTCTGCTGCATGGAAGCTGCACCCATGATCTTATCTTTGTCCGGGGTGCCTGTAGTAGCCATGCCACCATAAGCTTTCTTAGCCGTCTTTGCAGCTTGCTTGAAGTTCTTGGCAGTAGGCGCACCCTTCGTTCCGGGTTCGCGCATCTCCTCACCAGAGCCACGAGCTATTCGCTTGCGCTTCTGTTG